ATTACACTGTAGGTTATGGGCATTATGGACCTGACGCAAAAGGATACACCGAAGGTATTGATGAGGAGCAGGCTAGAAATTTTTTAGAAAAAGATATGGATAACGCTGTAAGACTTGCAGGTATCTATGTAGATGAAAACAAAAAAAGTCCCTATTCCTCTAATCCTAATAAGTCTTTTAAAGATCTTGATTCACATACCAAGTATATGCTTGCAGACTACCCTTACAATTTAGGTAAACTAAGTAAGTTTCCAAAATTTACAGAGGCAGTACTTACAGGGGATACTACAACTGCTAGAGAGCAGTATTTAAGATACGATAAGAATAATAGACCTATCGTAAAAAGAAACGAAGCCTTTTCTGAAACTTTCTTAGAGCCTTGGGTGGAACGACAAAGAAATAGTAATCAAGTAAAATTACCTTATAAACCTTATCCTCTAAGAGTACCTCCAAGAGGAGCAGGAGGAACTTGGGAATAATATCTTATATTTGTAACAATCAGTAGATCAATCAGTTACTAATATATCCTTTCTAAACATGGAATTTAAACTCCCTCCTAGTGGATTCAAAAGATTATTTTATGATATAGAAACAAGTTTTGAAATAGGTAAATTTTGGAGACCCTCCTGGAAAGCTGTGATAAAACATTCAGATGTTCTTATAGAGTCAGCTATAATCTGCATATCTTATAAGTGGGAGGGGCAAAAGAAAACTTACAGTTTACAGTGGGACGAAGGGTGTGATAAAGACCTCCTTACAGAGTTTATGAAGATAGCTCTAGAAGCCGATGAAGTAATAGCTCATAATGGAGATAACTTTGATGAAAAGATTATAAGGACTAGATGTTTGTATCATAGCATACCTTGTCCACCAAGATTTAAAAGTTTAGATACTCTGAAGAAGGCAAGGTCTCATTTTAAAATGGATTCTAACGCATTAGAGTTTATGGCCAAGCGTTTAACCGGGGAAGGTAAGACTCCTATGGAGTACGAAGATTGGAATCGTATATGTCTACCATTAATCCCAAAACACTTAGGTTATAAAGTAGATTTACCTAAAAGCTATTACAAAGCTTTAAAGAAAATGGTGAAATATTGTGAAGTAGATGTACAAAAACTAGAAGAGGTCTTTCACCATATCCAACCTTATATTTCACATAATACAAATGTATCTGTAGTACTTGGGGGTGAGAAATACGAATGCCCTAAATGTACTTCTGAAGATGCATACCATACTAAAACAAGAGTTACAGCTACAGGTATAAAAAAGGCTCAAATGAAATGTAAAAATTGTAACTCGTATTATACAATCTCTAATAAAGCTTATATGGATCAACTAGCAGATCAAATGGCTGAAAGAGCAAGAAATGCATAGTAAATGCTATAATATTAATATCACCTTTAAAATTTAAAAGATATAGGTATAAAAGAATATCCCTATTAATTTTGTAATAATGGAAAATAACCAAGATCAAATACAACCTATAGATATCGAGTTTGACGATATACTAACCCCACAGCCGGTAAGGGAAGAACCAGCTAAGGAGGAAGTTGTAGAAAAAAAAGAAGAACCCGTTGCAGAAATTCAACCTGCAGATATTGAAGAAGAAGTTGAAGAAAAAGATAATCCTTTATCTGTAGTAGAAGATACTCCAGAGCCTGTAAGTGAAGAACCTGCAGACGAAGAAGAGTCTACTGTAGTAGGAGAGATTATAGAAAAGTTTGGATATGAGATTGAAGATGAGTTTGAAGACACCACTGAAGGACTTACTAAATTAACTCAAGTAATATCTGAAAGACTTGCTGTAGAAACTTTAGATAATCTGTTTGAGAAGTTTCCTACAGTTCAAAAGCATTTAGAGTATATGCAACAAGGAGGAGACCCTAGTGATTTTATGAGGGCTTTTACTCCGGAAGTAGATTACTCTAGAGTAGAGATTAAAGACGAGGATACTAACACTCAAAAAAGAATCCTTAACGACTACTTTATAGCTCGAGGTACAGAGGAAAATTTTATCGGGGATATGATAGAATCATATGAAGATAAAGGTACCCTTAAAGATAAAGCGGAAGCAGCTAAAAAAGCTTTGTCTGATGCACAAGCCTCTCAAAGAGATGCAGAGCTTAATAGACAAAAAGTAGAGGCTGAAGAGCAAAGAAAAGAAACAGAGGAAATGTGGAGATCTGTAGGTACTACTATTCATGAGAATAATGACCTAGCAGGTATTCCAATCTCACAAAGAGATAAAGCAAAATTCTTCGAGTATATATCAAAACCTATAAATGCTGAAGGCGCCACTCAAAGAGATATGGACTTTCAAAAAGCTGGGTTGGACCAAAAATTGGCCGTAGACTATCTAGTGTATAAAGGTTTTGATATAGGTAAATTTATTGGGAAGAAGGCAACTACAAAAGCTGCTAAATCCCTAAAAACAAAGTTAGAAAATCATAGTAAAAAGGCTAAAAGTGTCCGAACTGCTAATAGCAGTGTAAGTGGAGATATTGATTCTTTAGATCTTGACATTTCTAACCTAGGAGGCTGATCTCCGAACTTTAAATAATAGAAACAATGATTAATGGACCAGCTAACGGAGGAACTAACATCTCCGTTGTACGCACGACTTTCAACGATGCGCAGATGACAGACATGAACAGTCTGGCTAACGCAATGTTGTCAAAGCCGACTGAGCTGTCTCCGATAGTCACACACCTCGCAGGCCGAGATGATATGCGTTTCCCACTTTCATTTTTGTCTGAAGGTGTAGGTAATGTAGAATCAATCGACCGATTGGAGTATGAGTATCGTGTAGCAACTCGAAAACTAATGACTCGCCCTGTGGCAGTCACTAACGGTGGAGCTAACCTTGGACAAGGTGGATCTACTTTTGAATTAACATTCCCTGATAAGTGGTTTGTATTTCCTTACGTTCTTGTGAACGGAGCAGGAGAGCAAGCTCGTATTATGAGAGAGCCTGTTGCTTCTGGAAATGGACAAGGATGGGTATACACCCTTCAACTTGTAAATCCGGCTGCAGCTACAGTTCTAACTACAGGATTTAATGCAGGAGACCTATGGGCTCAGTTGTTTGCTCCAGTTGGAGTTGACTTCTCTCGTGGAAATGCTTCTAACTGGCAAGCTCCAGGGCTTGTACGTAATAAGCTTACCACAGTACGTAAGTCTTACCATATGTCAGGTAACGCTAAAGATTTTGTAGCAGAGTTCTCTCTTCCTAAGAAAGGAGGCGGTACTACAAAGCTTTGGATGGATTACGAAGAGTACCAGCACATGCTTGAGTTCAAAGAGGAATGCGAGATGATGTACTGGTATGGTCAGCGTACGTATGGCGATGACGGTGTAGTTAATATGCGAGATGAGAATGGACAACCAGTTGTGGTAGGTCCAGGTCTTCTTGAGCAGATCATCAACCGTGAGACCTATGCTGCTTTGACTGAAAACCAACTTTTGAATATTATCGGTGACCTTTTCTATGGTATGACTGATGCTAACCAAAAGCAGGTTACTCTTTACACTGGTACAGGTGGTATGCGTGAGTTTGACGCTGCAATGAAAGCTTACTTCGGTGGCAATCAGTGGCAAGCAAGTGCAACTACTGAGTTCATCAACGGATCAGGAAGAAATCTTGGACTTACAGGATACTTCAAGCGTTATGAGCATATTGATGGTCATGCTGTCAATGTGGTTAAAATGCCGTTGTTTGATCACGGTCCTGTTGCTCGTGCTCGAGGTCTTCATCCAGTATCTGGATATTCTTTGGAGTCTTATCGAATGGTATTTGTTGACCAGTCTAACTATGACGGTAAAGCAAATCTTAAGATGATCTCTAAGAAGGGACGTGAGCACCTACGATGGTGTGTTCCAGGGTCTGTAGTACCTAAAGGGTTTGATGCCAACACTTCACGTGCATCTGACGTAGACGGTGCTTCTGTACACATGTTGAAGACTGGTGCTGTCTGCTTGAGCAGATTTGATACTAGCCTTGATATTGAGTGCGTAGCATCATAAGTAAACTGTAAATCGGAGGGGGAGAGGAAATTAATTCTTTCCCCCTTTATTTACTTCTTGAGTGAGTTATTCTTTTCATCTCAAGAAACCTTAACTAGAAAGAATTATGACAACAAAAACAAAAAAGGAAACTGCGCCTAAAGCAGCGGCTGAGAAGGATGTCGAAACAACAACTTCAAAAAAATCCACCACTGTAGAAGCATCTATAGACTTTGGAACTAAGAAAATCTATATCCGAAGAAAAGAAGTGGCAAGCCATCTCCCTAAAGAGATTCGAGCAGAAGCAGTAGTTAAACTTTCAAGTGTATTTGTAAACCGTCAACCCTTAAGAGGGTTCATGGATACAGGTCTAGAAACCAAATATCTCGCAACACTTTTGGATGTAGGTCCAGATGATAGAGAGTGGTCTAGATATGTGCGTAGGTTTTGGGCTGAACTTAGAATCCCTATAGGATTTGCAGGTATGGAGCTTGAAGTGGGAAAAGATCAAGATGGAGAACCTCTCAATCTGATGGATTACATAAAATATAATTTTGCAAAAAGACATCCTCTTGTAGCAGATAGCATTGAGGAAATGCAAAAAAGTTCTCTTATGAGATTTTATATCCAAGATCCTAACAAGGATGATAAGAAGAAAAACAATTCTGTACAGGTTGCAAAACGTGCAGATAGAGAATTTATAAAAGCATCGGACGATGTGGTTAGAATGAAAAACATTCTACGAGTTTTAAGTAATGTTAAAGTGGATACTTTAGATTCTGAGCAAGTAGAGAATATGCTTTTTGATCTTAAGCAAAAAAGTCCAGCAAAATTCCTTAAATTTGCAACAGATGATAATCTGGACATAAGAGCCGAGATAAGCTCGTTTATAGAATCAGGCGTACTTCATAAAGTAGGTAACGCTATTGTAAATGTAGATGAGACTTTAGGGGAGGACATGGACGATGCTATTAGAGTGCTTAAGAGTCCAAAAAGATCGGGGGTATTGAATACTCTTAGACTTCGACATAAAGAACTTTCAAACTAAGAAAGCGTGAACGTAACTGAAATGCATATCTCCCTGCGCCAAACGGTAGACAGGATAAACTCTCAAAGAGCAGATCAACTGCTATCTGAAGAGATAGATCTTGAATTAAACCGTGCAATGCAAAGGTTTATAAACCAAAGGTATGGGAAGAATAATGTATATCAGGAAGGTTTTGAGGAATCAC